GGCGGCTCAAGTTATCAGTGATTGTCATACAGTATCTATTCCGTCTTGAATGATGGTCGAATAGGTGTTACAGTTCATCTAAGGTAGTCATATTCACATCACGCCCGTCTGAATCGAAAGTTATCGGGGCGTCCCTAGTAGAAGCAGCCAGCTGATCAATCCTCACGCGTAAGATGGATTGACCGAACGGGTAGGACGTCGAAAGAACTCTAGCTACCAGAGTCGACGTCCTTGGATCCAGAGCGGATCGACAAAGGCAGCCGATCGTCAGAGACGAAGGTTCAGTTTCAACGGACACGTTGAACGGGAAACTGAACGAGGCTCAGGTACTACAGTACGTTTCTTATTCTGCAAGTGAAAGTTCATATGCAGAAATGTTTCGGAGCTAGTATCGCAGGTGAGAAGTCATGGGAGTGACTTCATTAAGGGAGCCAGTGGAAAGTGTAACCCACCCCTACGGAGCATCACGAATGAAGTAGTTGAAAAGAAGACGAATGGCGAAGGCGCGAAGCGCCTGAGACGTGACCGAAGGTCACTGCTCCTCGACCACTGGTACATCGATGGCTTCAATCACTTCTGCTTCAATGACTAGGTCTGCACGGGCTTTCTTCATTTTCATGTACTCTTCCGTCGAGCCAACGAATACGACATTGTTCGTCGTCTCTTGATTGATTGTAGCAGTCGTCGGCGCTGGGGTTTGCGCTGGCGACTTCTCCTTGTGAATCTTAACCAAGTCGACGTTGAGATCCTGAACGGTCTTGAGGAACGTGGCTGCTGCCACGTACATCTTCGCATCCTGAGATTGGCTCAGAACGTTGAACATGTCGGGAAGAGCCGACATCGCTTGCTCGATCATCTCACGGATGTTGTCTCGTGACTCATTGAAGTCTTGAGCCTGATTCGGATCAACCTTTGGTCGTTCGATCGGCACGAGTGGTTGCGCAGCACCAAGTGTCTGAGCAATGATATCAGTCATCACGAACTTCCTCTACATCGATAATGGTGTGGGGATCAGACTTCCTTACATCAATCGGATTTACGGTGGATGTGTACTTCAAGAACAACGTGTCGTAATCCGATTCACGAAGATTCATGATCGTCTGCTTGATACGACGGCCTTCTCGAACGATTGGGTAGTAGAACGCTTTCGCAGTGAACTCCAGTTGCCAGAAGATGACTCGACGAGAGTCGAGTGAACCTTCGTACTCTACGGACATCGAAGAAGAGTTCAGAGTGATCGGAATGTTCGTCTCAGCCAAGAAGTCTTCTTTGTCGTTGATTGTCAGTGTGAGCTCTGGCGTGAAGTATGGCCAAATCTGCTCCACGATCTTCAATGAATCTTCTAGCTTCTTCGCACCCACGAAGACTGAGAAGTTGATGTCATACGGAACGCGATTGTACATGACAATTTCATCACCCGTCTCATTCTCTTCCGTCCATTGGTGCATCGGATTTAGATGGCGTTCCGGAGCGAAGTTGAATCCCGCAATTTCGAAACCGATCCTTGGGAAGACTATATCGAAGTTGATGCCATCCATATCATCGTCGGATCCGCCCGTCATCGAGTCAACGAACTTCTCCTTCTGTGAGAACACAAGTGGAACCCGAACCATCTTGCCTTCCGTCTCAATCTCGATCTCGTCAAAGATAGACGCGAACGCGACCAAGACCTTCTTGGTTGTCCCGTAGTATGTGTACTCGCGTGGCACGGATCAATCCTTATAGGTTTGCGAACGGATTCTTCTTGTCGAAGAGTACCGACGACTTGATGTCGATGATGTCGTTGTTGCTGATCGAAATCGAATCCTGAACGTTCGGACCTTCGACCTCGATAGCGTCTGGTCCAGGCATTCCAGTACGAACAGTTTCGTGGTTGTACGTGAAGGTCTCACAGACCATCTTGTATGTGAAGTGCTTGCCGAACTGCCAGTCGGGTTGGTTATACCAGACCTGGTTGATCTCCATCAACGTATTGGTGAAGCTCCTATAGGAACGTTCCGCCTGACCGATGAAGATCAAGTCGCCTTCCATTGGACGTAGGAGACCGGTTCCAAGTTCGTCGAACCGCTTCTTGCTGACCAGAATTTCAGAGGTCTGGTTCACGCGGAAGCCAAACTTGCTCATGATGTTTTGTTCGCCGCCGAAGTTACCACCATCGGGCAGGTACGCCTCGATGGGGTAGGCTTTGTCGAACGTCGACTTCGATGGTTCTTTGAGGACACGATCGAATTCGAGGATCTTCCGAGGGATGTAAAGGACGTCCACACCCGCAATTTGGATCATCTCTACGACTAGATCTTCGAACAATCCTTGCTCTTCGACGCCGCGGATTTTGTTGAAATACGGGGATGTGGCCACGATTTTCCTACACGAAGTTAGATTTCCTTAGCGTATTTAACCGCAGCGGAAAAGACGTGATCCTTCAGGCGATCTGTGAGTGCCAGTTCGGAGTAGTCGCAGAGCAGAGGGTGAGTCTTCGCCTCGAGATCCTTGACCGAACCACGGGTCCAACCTTCCTTGATCTTGTATGCCATCCAAAGCTCGTGCGACTCTTCGGGGGTCAGATTCGGATTTTCGAGGTGTGACTTGACTCCAGAGATCGCCGATTGTTTGATCGAGTCTGGAGTGAGTTGCCACGGAAGCTGAGAGAAGTCGCCGACCACTTCACAGATTTGGCGATTCAGTTCATGGCAAAGGCGTGCGATGCGTTCGATTTTTAGATTGTTCATAATCACTCCAGAGTAGGTCAGATTCAGCCCATATAGAAGTCACATGGTAACTGGTAGTCGTTCTTGAGCTCTTCTTCGAGGTCTCGGCAGTCCTGACGACCATCGTTGTAGATCTGCTCGGCGTTGATAGTGACACCACCGGGCAGTTGTGCTCCACCGTATTTAATGAGGTTATCACCCCATTGCTTCTTGAACTGAGCGATGATGTACTTCTTCAGCCAGCGGTCATTGAACGACGAGCCGTTATCATCGGGGTTGATGATTCGGTATGCTTCGATCGCGATCCAGTCACCGACAGTCACATCATTCCAGCTGCTCTGGATTGTGAGACGGTGGTGGTGCCAGTTGAACGATGTACGCTTGCGAGCGTTGAATGTTTGATTGATCGTGCTCAGCCAGCTCTGTGTGATATAGTAGTCGCCAAGCCCGCCGCGAGTCAGACGAGTAGCATTCATCATGTCGGTGAGGAACATCTGGTAGGACAGATTGATTGTCGCGATACCATTTGATCCGTTTCCGTCCAGTGTCAGAATGCTGATGACTGCCTGAATGTTGTCGGGCAGTTCGATCCATCCACGGTCCTTGTCGTCTTGCGTGACCTGGTGGTGAAGGAAGATTAGCTCGGTTCCTTCGTTGTGGAACTCCCACCAAAGGTCTAGAGCATCGTCGATTCGGTCATGAAGTTGTGACTCATCGACATTGATCTGGATGACAGGATGGCCGAGAGCGCGAAGACCATAGTTGATCATCTCTTCACGGCTATCGATTTTCAGATGCCTACCGGCCATATCAAACCCTCTTCTGCATGTCTGCGTATTGACCGAGGAGACCCATGATCTCGTCGATCTTGGTACCCAAGCGTCCAACCTCCGACTCTAGGTGCTTCGTTCTCTTGGCCGCGGCAGCACGTGCCTTAGCCTGAGTGAACTCCTTCCCATTGACGTTGATCACGAAACCTGAGGTCTTCCTCAGGTTCGGATAGTCTTGGACTTTCGCTACAACTGTTTCCATGTTAGGTCACCGCGATGACACGAAGGTTCTGGAATAGGGGTGGCTTAGCTGAGTTACTCGTACGGCCAACGATCTTGACCTTGAACGAAGCGAATGGTTCAGCGGCCCAACCCGGGTAGTCCTCACCCTGTGATGTGTATGGGATGATCTCTTCGGACGCCACGATGTTGTACTCGATGAAGTCCTTGAGGTCGACACTGGAGCGACCCTTGGTGAACGTCGCGCGCTGCCAAGGCTGCGAGTCGATCGTTGCATCACCGTAGATCGGGACAGTCTTCACGTAAACGTCGAAGTCCGCGTTGAGGTCCTTGTACACATCGAGGAAGATATGCAGGTCCGACGCAGGGTTCGCGAGATTTACGGTACGGGAAACGTACTTGTATGTCTCAGAGCCGTTGGTGGTGTGTTCTTCTGGCCACCAGTTGTCGTCACCGACAGGTGCCAGCTGAAGCGCCTCTGGGTCCAGCTTCTCGACACGGTTGGATACGGTCGTGATGCTGAATGTGTCGAGGTTGACCATTGGACTCAAGTTGTCGAACATGACACCGAAGCGAGCGTTGACCAGGATGGACGCATCACCACCAAGTTGGATGGTCTCGTTTGCCGTCGAAGCGATCTTGTATGGCTGGCCGAGGAACTTGTCTTCCTGGGTCTGGAACGCGACGCTTGGCATACGGTCGTAGTCGATGGTCTCGAACGGAGAACCCGCTGGGCCGTGAGCGATACCGTCCAGGGTCCAGTTCTCAGAAGCACGGTATGGGAGGTATGCACCTGACACGTTGAACACTTCATACTTCTCGTTGGTGCGGTGGATCTTGACACCGGTACCACCGAAACGTCCTGTCAGAGTTGCTGGAGTCGCCACGTCGATCACGAATGTGTCGATGGAGTCGACAGATGCAACCGAGTGGCCGAGAGAAGCCGCAGTCCATTCCGTGTTCAGTTCAGCAATCGGAATGCCTGCCATCGTCGCCGCAGGGAACTTGTTGTTGTAGTTGTTCTCGAGAACCGTACCGAAGCACTGGTTGAGAGTGACGGTGTTCGGAAGTTTGCCGCCGATCGAATCGACCAGGAAGTTGTCACGGACGACCTTCTGGAGCGAGTCGCCTGTGTACGTCTGACCCGTCTTCATGACACCTGACATTCCCTTCAGGGTAACCATGTACTCGTTTGCAGTTGCGGTTCCTTCGATCTTCACAACCGTGCCAGCACCAGTGGTGGTGTGGAGCAGCTGACCAACCTGTGGAACGAAGTCGGAGTAGCGGATCAGGAACGGCTCGGAGTCGAAGAGGCTGAGCGATACGCGGTCGCCTGCGACCAGACCGTGGTTCTTGTGGTACACGCGAACCTTGGTCGAACCGGACTGTGTCTGGAGAGGATTCTCTTCCAGAGTCCAGACGTCGTTGGTGTGGTCGTTTTCGAAGACCAGGTGCATCTCGACTGGCTCGAACACGGCGCGGTAGAGCTTGTACTTGATCTGTTCGAACTGCTCCGCGTTCCAGGTAGACCCGTTCAGCGAACGGAAGCTCGACTGACCAGTTGGTGGGAACTCCACGATCTTACCTGGCATGTTCACGACCTCTTGACCGAGGTGTGAGACCCAGATACGGGTGTTCGGCGATGCGCCACCAACCACGAATGCGTACTGGTTGTTGCGCTCAACGTAGACCGGAACCGAGAATTCAACTCGGAACGGAATGGAGGAGTTGTCGCTGCAGAACGGAGCGATCTCATCTGGCGAGAAGTCCTTGGTTGCCAGCTTGGTTGGGCCCGGGTACCCGTTGACCATCGTGCGGAGGTCGACAAAGATACGGTCAGACACGAGATCGACCGACTTGAAGTACAGGTCCACCGATGTGATGAACATGTCTTCTTCAACGATGAAGCCTTGTGCGACAGGGTCGTGGCAAATCCAGTCCGATGGATCCAGAGCGCAACGGCATGCGTTCGTGTTGAGCGCGCGCTGCATGACCTCAGGAGTCCACTCACCAGCCGATGGAGGTGGTGGGAGGCAGGCCTTTGGCAGGGATGGGTCGGCTTCAGCAGTTGTGGTTGTCGTCTCGCGAGAAACTTCCGTCGCCTGCTCGCTGCGAGTCTCGGTGATCTGGGACTGCTTAAACTCCGGTGTGACGATGTTCATCGTCACATCTTGCTTGGTGACGTCGATGCCGCCTGCGAAGTAGACTGCTTCGGCGCGAGTCGTTTCGAGGTCGCCATCACCAGTCAATGCGTCGTCGTCCGATAGGATGAATCGACGCTCACCTGTGAAGAAGCGTCCACCTGGGATTCGGAACTCGCCGCGGATTTCACCGTTCATGTCGGTGATCAGTGGTGAACCGTATTCAACGAGCTGGGTAGCGGTCGAAGCATTTTCAGCCGACAGCTGGAAGCCGATGTCACGGCAGTTGGCTGAAACAGCTTGTCCGTCGAAGAACGGGTAGACACGGGTGAATGGCTTCAGCTTGGTTGCGTAGAACTCAACGACCTGTTCACGGATGAACGGGATCAGCTGGACGTCCTTGACGATGTCGTCGATGTTGTAACGATCCGTGCGCGACTCGACAGTTGTCACCGTACCAACACGTGAGCTGGTTGTGGTGTTCGTTGTCGAAGTCGTCGTGGTTGTCGAGTACTCCATTTTGCCGTTCGAGGTACGAGTCGAGGTCGTGTCATGTGTGCGGCTGACCGATGTGCGGTTCTGGTCGATCCACGAACCCCAGTCAGTGCCGAGGATGCCCGACGCTGTTCCGATGTTCTCGAGCGATTCCATTCCGGAGTCGATGTCGATCGTGATTGCTGGCAGCTCTTCGGTCTCGGACCAGACATCATTGTTCGGCGACAGAACCATCGTTCCGCGCTGCGAGTAGATCAGGTAAGGATTGACCGAGAGATGCTTGGTAGCGTACGGCTGCTCAGATGCAACACGCTCTTCGAACGGCAGCATCGCAACATTACCGCGACGGATGAAGCCACTGGACAATGCGTCAGACAGCTTCAGTCGACGGTTTGCCGTCTTGAAGCTTGGGCGCAGCTGGCGCTTGGTACGGTCAGCAGCAGCTCGGAACTCACGGTTCTCGAGATCCGCTGCCTGGAAGTCCTGGAAGTTGTCTGCGATGAATCCGTTCTTGAAGCGGTCGAGACCATTCTCGTCCTTGATGCTCATCTCGGCCGCGGTCTTCTCGAGTACGTTCAGTACAGTGATATACTCAACGTTCTGGAGGCGCTTGTCGATAGCACCAATGTCACGCATCGTGTAGCGACGGTTGTCGATGTACTTGGTGCGGATATCCTTCAGGGAGTAGGTGTACGGTGTCAGGTAGATCTCATAGATCGCCATCGCGCTGTCGTCTGGCTTTGGTACGCGAGGTGACTCGGAAGGCTTACCCTTCTTGGAGTAGATCGTTCCGTCCTTGCTGATCTGCAGGACGTCCGCACGACCCAGGTAGTACTCGAGGTCGAAGATTGCGGT